GAATTCGGCGGGGACGAGACGGGCGAAACCATGGCGTCTGACTTCGAATTCGCCCTGGTCGGGAAGCCGACGTACGCCTACGGCGCAGGTGGCGCCGCCGCCGTGGCCGCCGCCGACGACGTGGACGACGTCGCGTGACCACCGGGACCCGCGTCGAAGTGGACGGCGCCACCCAACTGGCGTCGTCCCTCCGTCGCGTGTCCAACGACCTGGACGACCTGGACGTGGCCGAGGCCCGCGCCGGGCAGGCCATCCGTCAACGGGCGTCCGCCCTGGCCCCGAAGTTGACCGGCCGCCTGGCGCAGTCCATCCGGGCCGACACCGGGGGCGTGGGGGTGGCCATCGGGTCGGACGTCGTCTACGCAGGCGTGCAGGAATTCGGGTCCCCCGCGAAGGGCATTCGGGCGCAGCCGTTCCTGCGCCCGGCCGCCGACGACACCGGGCAGTGGGTGGAGTTCTACGCCGACGAAGTCCAACGCAAATTGAACACAGTCAAGGGGGCCTGACATGGGCGACGTACGACTGACCGCGCCCCGGGTGCGCGTGGTGCGCGACGGGTACGACGTCCTGGAAGTCCAGACGGACAACCGGGACCTGTTGGCCTACGAACGCACCCGCCTGCGCCAACGCCCCGTGTGGCCGAAGTTCGATGACGCGCCGTTCCAATGGTTGACGTTCCTGGCCTGGTCGGCGGCCCGCCGGTCCGGTGCCACGGACGTCACCTACGAAGCATGGGAGGCCGTCGTCCTGGACGCGTCCGCCGTGTCCGACGACGACACGACCGGCGAGACGGGAACCCCTACGCAGCCGGGACCCGGACCCGGCTAATCGTGGAACTGGCCGTGGCCACCCGCACCGCCCCCCGGGACTGGTGGGACGAACCGGACGAAGTCCTGGCCACGGCCCTGGACGTACTAGCGACACAGGCGAAGGAGGCGACCAAACGTGGCAGGCGCTGAACTGGTCGTCCGCATCATCACCGACGTCAAGGACGCACAGTCGGGCCTGGACGACGTGGGGTCCCGCGCCGGGAAAATGCAGGCCGGTATCCAAAAGGCCGCCGCCCCCGCCGCCGCCGCCCTGCTGGCCGTCGGCGCCGCCGCGATATCGGCCGGACGCGCCGCCGCCGAGGACGCACAGTCGCAGGCCGTCCTGGCGAAGAACCTAGAGAACAGCGCCGGGGCGACGAAGTCGCAGATAGCCGCGACTGAGGACTACATCGGGAAAATGGCCCTGGCCACCGGCGTGGCCGACGACAAACTACGCCCGGCCATGTCCAACCTGGTCCTGGCCACGAAGGACACCGCGAAGGCGCAGGACGCCCTAGGCGTCGCCCTGGACGTGTCGGCCGCCACCGGCAAGGACGTCGAATCGGTGTCGTCGGCCATGGCGAAGGCCTACGCCGGGAACACGTCGTCCCTGGGCCGCCTGGTCCCGTCCCTGGACAAAGCCACCCTGGCGTCCGGCGACATGGACGCCATCATGCGGGAACTGGCCGACGCCACCGGGGGCGCCGCCGCCGCCGCCGCCGACACCGCCGCCGGGAAAATGGACCGGATGAACGTCGCCATGGGCGAGGCACAGGAAGCCATCGGCGCGGCCCTGCTTCCTGCCATGGCGTCCCTGGCCGAAGTCCTGGGGAAGGTGGCGAAGTTCGCGGCCGAACACCCGAAGTTGTTCCAAGCCGTGGCCGTGGCCATCGTGGCCGTGTCGGTGGCCATCCTGGCCCTAAACGTCGTGTTGAAGATCATGACGATTCAGACGCGCCTGGCCGGGAACGAAGCCGCGAAGTCGTGGCTGAAAGTCCTGGGACCCATCGGCCTGGTGATAGCCGCCGTCGGCCTGGCCGTCCTGGCCGTCCGGTACATGTGGCAGAACAGTCAGACGTTCCGCACCATCGTCCTGGCCGTGTGGCAGGCCGTCCGGTCCACCGTCGTGGCCGTCACCGGCGCGATTCGGTCCGCCTGGCAGAACACGACCGAGGCCCTGACGACGGGCGCCCAACACGTCGGGCAGGTCGTCCGCGCCGTGTGGCAGTCCGTCCGGGAGACGTGGCAGAACGTCACCGGCGCCATCCGGGAGGCCTGGAACAACACCACGTCCACCATTCGCACCGCCGCCGCCAATACCCGGGAGGTCGTGTCGAACGCGTTCCGGGCCGTGCGTGACGTCGTGGTGCCAATCTTCCAAGCCATCCGGGAGGCCTGGTCAAACATGGTCGGGGCCATCCGGGGGTCCGTGGCGGGCCTGGCCGCCGTCCTGGCCGCGCCGTTCCACGCCGTGAAGTCCGTCATTGACGGGGTCGTGCAGTCGGTCCAGTCCCTGATTGGATGGCTGGGCCGAATCAAGGTCCCGAAGATCAACCTTCCCGGCCCATTCAGTCTCCCCGGGGGCCTGGCCGTCGGTGTGTCCGCGCCGCCCGTCCCCGGCCCCACCGCCCTGGCCGGGTCCCGCACCGCCACCGGTGGGGGTATCAACATCACCGTGAACGGGGCCATCGACCCCGAGGCCACCGCCCGGCAGATACGGCGCATCCTGGCCGGGCACGACCGGCGCGTGGGATTGGCGACGCCATGACCGTGGGAACCCATTCCGTCGTCGTCTACGCGGACCGGAACGCCGCGCAGTGGGGGACACCCATCGTGTCTAACCCGTACTTCACCGTGAACGCCACCGGGTGGGGGCCGCAGCCGTTCGGAACGGCGCCGGTGTGGGTCGGCGGAACCCTGAACATGCCGACCGGTGGGGCCATCCACCGCGACGGGAACCCGACGTACGCCACGCCCCGGAAGGCCGGTAACGCCCGCTACCGGGTGCGCGCCACGTTCACCGTCAACAGCGTCACGAACCCCCGGACGAACCCGCCTAACTGTCAGGTATTCCTGCACCTGTACGTGGGCCGCACCCACGCGGACGCGTCACAGGGCAACTTTTGGCGCCCCAATGACGCCGCCGACGTCATGTGGACGGCCCTGAACGCAGGCCTGGGCACCCACACTCTGGAACTGGAAGTCACGGTCCCGGCGTCGTTCCATCCTGAGTATCAGTTCCTGGGCGTGGCTATACAGTTCACCGACTACGACGGCAGTCCCAACACGTCCACCGACACGATTGAAGTCCAGTACCGGTCCGAAGGTGGGCAGGCCGACATTTCGTGCCTGTTGGACGAGGTGACCATCGTGCAGGGCCGTCCCGGCCCCGCCGGACAACCCGAGGCCGCCGCCGCCACGTTGGACCTGACCACCGGCCCCGGCGCCCCCCTGCCCGCCCTGGTGGACACCGGCGCCGTCATTCTGGTGACCACGTCCCTGGCCCTGGCCGACGGGTCGTCCGTGGAGTCCGTGCGTTTCATCGGGCGTATCACCGACGTCGCCCTGGGATGGGAAGCCAACGGCCCCGACACCCCCGACACCGGTGTGGGACAGGTCGTGGCCGTCGGACTGCTGGCCGACCTGGCACGCCGAGTCGTCGGGTCAACGCCGTTCCCGCAGGAACTGGACGCCGCCCGGGTGGCCCGCGTCCTGGACCTGGCCGGACTCCCCCCGGCGCCGACCGCGATTGACCCCGGGACCGTGCAGGTACTCCCCCGCGACATTGACTCCCGGGCCGCCCTGGAAGTCATCCAAGACGTGGCCACGTCCGCGAACGGCATCCTGTGGGAAACACGCGGGGGCGAACTGCGCTACGCCGATTCGGAACACCGGCGCAACGTCCGCACGTTCGGCGTCGTCCTGGACGCCTGCGACGTGGACGTAACGCCGACCTGGACCCGGACCCTTGAAGGCCTGGTCAATCAGGTGTCCATCGGCTACGGGGACACCCCCGACGAAGGCGAACAGCCCCGCTACCTGGCCGAGGCGCCCGCGTCCGTCACGACGTGGGGTCGCTACAACTACAGCCTGGGGTCGGAACTGGCCGCCCTGGCCGACGCCACCGCCCTGGGCCAGTTGCTACTGGCCCGCAATTCGTCGCCCGTGTGGAACCTGTCCGGCGTCCCCGTCAACGCCGACGACCTGGACCCCGACGTGTACCGGTCCCTGCTGGCCCTCGAAATGCACTCCCTGGTGAACCTAACCGGCATGCCTGCCATCGGGACCACGCCGACGTCCGCCGCCGTGTGGCTAGAGGGATGGACCGAACGCCTGGCGTGGGGGGTCCACACGTTCGAACTGGCCCTGTCCGGCTACTGCCGCACCGCACCGCCGCCCCGGTGGGACGACCTGAACCCCGGCGCGACCTGGGACACCATGGCCGCCGCCGTCACCTGGGATTCCGCCGCATGCCTGGGACCAACGTCCGACTTCGGCCGATGGGACGACGTGCCCGCCACCCTTCGGTGGGACGACCTGGCCCCCGCCGTCACCTGGAATTCGTGGACCGTCACACCGACGACCGCCGCCGCACCCGCACCCGATGAGAGGACCCTGTCATGGGTGGAGTAACCCCGAAGTACGCGCTCCCGTACCCGACCGGAACCGACCGCGTCATGGATGGGGACAACGCCATGCAGGCCCTGGCCGAACGCCTGGACGTCGTACTGGGCGCCGTGCGTGCCGCCATGGTGTCTAAGTCTGTCGCCCTGGTGGGGGTGAAGCCGCCGTCAGGTGGGTGGCTAGGAATCACCCAAAGTCAGGTGACCGTCACCATGTCGGCGGCAGCCCTGGTGTACCTGAAAGTGGCGTCCGATTGTCAGGGCATCATCGGCACGGGCGCCCTGTCACAGCGCATCGGGTCGGACGACGCGTCGGTGGCTACGTCATACGACGCCGACGGGGACCGGCGGGAACTCACCTGCCATTCGTTCCTGTACCTGCCCGCCGGTGGCACCGCCATGCAAGTCGCATTCCAGACGTTCGCCAACCCCGCCGCCGGATTCAACATCAACACCACGCGGTGGTCCGTGTACGCCGTCGGTGGTTCCCCGACCCTCACCTAGGAAGGCACGCCATGACCGACGACGTACCGAGCAACCCGCCCCCCGGCGCGACCTACGGCCCCGAGGACGCAACCGAAGCAGCCACCGACACGCCGCCCGACACGACCGAGGACACCGACGCATGACGAACGCCCCACCCGAACGCCCCGGCGGACAGGACGACGGCCCCGACACCCTGGCCACCGTCGTGGTGGTCCTGCGCCTGTTGTCCGACGTCGCCAACCGCCTGCGCGACGACGGGGACCACGACGACCTGTTGTTGCGCATGGCCGCGACCCGGTCCGTCCTGTTGCGTCTGCGCGAACGACTGGCGAAGCCATGACCGCCCGCGACGCCGACGAAGCCGTGGCCAACGCCAACAGCCACACGTCCTACGACACCGGTATGTGCCAACAGTTCGTCCGGGGTCCCTGCTGGGAGGTCCCCGCCGTGTTCGGGTCGGCCATCGAAGCGTGGGACGGCGCCCGCCACAAACACCCCGGCGACCGGAACCCGCCGAAGGGGGCGCCCTGTTTCTACCGGGGCGGCCAGTACGGCCACGTAGTCATTGCGAAGGCCGACCCCGTCCGGTCCACCGACACGCCGTCAACGGGCCGGGTCGGGGACACCGCCCTGGACCACTTCGAAAGGGCGTGGGGGTACACCTACCTGGGATGGACCGAAGACCTGAACGGCTACGACCTGCCATTGGGAGGGGGTGACGACGACATGAACCTGGGAGACGAAATCACAGAGTGGTCCCCCGACGACGGGGCCACGGGAGACACGACCGTGGGGAAGACTCTGAACCAAGCGCGGGGGTACGCGGAAGACACCTACGAGCGCGTGAAGCGACTGGAAAAGGACGTGGCGAAGATTCTCGACAAGTTGGGATGACGACATGACCGACCTAGGCGCGTCCCGCGTCATCCTGGAACCGGAACTGGCCGACCACCTGGCCCACGGTCGCACGACCGAGGCCGAAGCCATCCGGGCGGAACTGGCCGCCCGGACGTGGCAGAACCTGAACCCCTACGCAGGATGGACGGTGCCCGCATGATTACGACCGAGACAGTGGCAGTGATGACGTTCGTCCTGGTGGCGATCCTGGTCCTGTTGGTCGTCTTCCGCCGATGACCGAGACGACCGACATTCACGTGGTAGCCGGGTCCGTGCGGGCCGTCCTGGTCGGGGGCGACTGGTGGAACGTCACGGACGCCGTCGTGTCGTTCGCCGACTTCACCCGGGCCGGGGCCGACGGCCCGACCGTGACCGCCGTCGGCCTGTACCTGGCCGTCACGATCCAAGGCGGCCCGCAGAACGGCAAACGCATGGTGACCCCCTGGCGTGCAGTGGACGCCGTGCGTATGGCGTAGACGGGTGCGCGTGACGTAGCGTCGTGCGTATGACGACGCCCGATGCCGCCGCCGCCCTGGTGGCCGCCGCCGACGTGTTCCTGGCCGCCCGCCTGGTCCTGGCCCGTGACGCCTGGGACGCCGCCCTGTTGGCCGGGGACCTAGAGGCCGCCGACCGCCTGGCCGTCGAAGTGGCCGACCTGGAAGCGCGTCGCCCATGAACGGCGGGCGGTCCGGGTATCTCGCCCCCATCGCGTCCCGGGCCGTCCGTCTAACAACCATTCGGCATACGTGGATTCGTCCATGTATGACCAATGGGTGTATGATTGCCATAGGCAAGCCGCCGAAGAAAACACACACCGGGAGACACCATGACGAAGCGATACACCCCAACCGCCGCCGACACCGCCGCCATGATCGCCGCGCAGGACGACCTGAACGCCAAGCGCAACCAGAACGACACCGCCGCCACCGTTCCCACGATCCTGTGGAACCGCCACCGCGCCGGGACCTACGGGGCGTCCATGCCCATCAACGGGGAGGCCGGGGCGTTTGAGGCCTTCGCAGTCCGCGACGGGGACACCTGGTGCCTGTCCGTCTACGCGTACGACCGCCCCCTGGCCCCGGCCCGTTGGTTTGACACCCTGACCGCCGCCCGCGCCGCCGCGCAGTCGGACTACGACGTCGTGGAAGGCGTGAACCTGTGATGCGCGCCGCTATCGCCGCCGCCCTGGTGGCCGCCGCCCTGGTGGCCATCCCGGCCACCGCCGACGCCGCCACCCCTGACCGGAAGTGCGTTGACCGCGCCGAACTGCGACAGGTTCGCCCGGGCATGACGACCGCCGCCGTGTACGACGTCCTAGACGGCCGGGGGTCCCTGTCCTACGCCGGGAACAGTTCCGGCTACCGGTACGCCACCCGCACGTGGCGCACCTGCACCCCCTACGGAAGCGCGTTCGTGTCGTTCAGTGCCGACCCCGGCGCCCCCCTCACCGTTGACGGCAAGGGGGCGTCATGGTGACCACGACCGGCACCCGCGAGGCCCGCGCCGTCGCGTACAACCGCATTTCACGCTTCCGCGTGACACAGGGGGGCGACGTCGTGACCGTCGCCCCCCGGGGCGTGGACCGGCAGGCCGAAGACGCCGACGAACTGGCCGACCTGCGCGGCCTGGGCACCGTCCGGCACATCACCGACAACAACCAGTCCGCGTCCGAGTACGCCGCGAAGGCCCGCACCGGGTGGCCGGAACTGTTGGAGGCCGTCCGGTCCGGCGAATACACCCACGTGCTGGTGTGGATGCTTGACCGCGCCGTGCGTCAGGTCGGGGACATTGACGACCTGTTGAAGGCCTGCAAGGCCGGGGGCGCCATCATCGTGCAAACGTCGTCCGGGACCGAAGTGAACCCCCACGACCCGATGGCCAAGGCTATGGCGTTCATGGCCGCCGTCATGGCGTCCGCCGAGGCCGACAAAATGTCCCTCCGTGCGAAGCGCCGGAAGGCCGACGACGCG